AAGCATCATTTCTGAACGTAGTTATTGGCTTCGTATTGGGTGCAGCAGCAGGAGCAACGTCAGCATTCATAGGCTGGAATAAATCAGGCGAAGCGTTTGAAGCAAGGAAATTCGTTACTGGTGTTATAACAGGTGTGATTGCAGGAATAGTATTCGTTGTTGGAATTGTATCATCAATACAGGCAGCAGTAGACCAAACAGCATTGTTAATAATCTATGTAACGACATTCATCGCAATCATAGGTGTAGATAATGTGAGAACTGGAGTAACTGGAGCAATAACGACTACATCGACATCAAGCAAGGAAGCACAACCAAATGTATAGAGAAGGCTTACTTATCCTAGCAATTATATTCATAATTCTAGGTGTAGCACTACCCTTTATTCCATATGTACCTGACGTGATAGGAACAGTATTGTTTGTCGCAGGTATTATATTGTTCATCATATGGGTAATATTGATAGCGCTAGAGTATATCAAAAGCGGAAAGTAAGCACGTAACTTTTCTTTTTTTTAATTCATTATTATTATTCGTAAGAGAGTAACGATTGAAACCGTAGTACCGGAAAGTGGTTTAAAAGTTCTGTAGGAATACAGAGAGAACGGAATTTCCGTAGAACCCAACTTCCTACTACGTGATGTATGTATTACTTCCTATTTTACTAAAATCTATTTTTTAAATAAATGAGTACTTGGCCATTAAAGAAAGTTAATAATGCTTCTCCCGGTGACGCCGATACTGTAGGTGGGGACGACTGGGATAACCTTTCAGACGGTTTAAACGATATAGATAAAACAGGACCAATTAAAATTAATACTAATACACAATTTAGATCAGGTAAACTAAGACTACGAGATTCAGATAATACCAATAATTATATTTTCAACACTAGTAATTTATCGGCAGATAGAACAATAACTTATCCTGTTTTAACAGGTAATGATGTACCAACATTTAACGATTTTGCGCAAACACTAACAAATAAAACAGTAGATATTGAAACTAATACATTAAAACTTAGGGAATACACTTATCTTATTTTTAAGGATGGTTCAACATATTATGCAAGACATGGAACTACTGGAGCGTTAACAAGCGACTCTGCATTCTCAACACTCTTCCAAACAATAATTGATGCTATTCCAACAAGAGATGATACTGTTCAAACTAAAATAAAGATAGCACCAGGTGATTATGAAGTCAATGCAGTTATAACTATCAATGACAAATATAATCTTTCAGTAGAAGGTTCTGGTATGGGCATCACTAGAATACTAGCGGGTTCAAGTTTAGGAACTGCTAAGATACTTACTATAAATGGTTCGGCTTCTGGTACTCAAAAGAATTTAACTTCCAATACTACCAATCAAACATCAACCGCTATAATGTCATCAAGTGATGCAGCGACATTTACAGCAGGTGATACAGTCCTTATAAGAACCACTAAAGACTTTGCAACCGGTGGTTCTGCATCAGGACATCAAGGAGAAATAAAGAAAATCAAATCTATTAGCAGTGGAACAATAACATTCTGGGAATTTCTATTTGATACTTATCTTACAGCAGATACAGCAAATGTCATAAAATTATTACCATGTAGAAATATATCATTATCAGACTTTACAATTAAACCACATGCATCTTATGCTCCTGGTGTTGATGTTGATTGGTGTGTATTTCAATTTGTTGATAGAATGCAATTAGATAGGATTGAAGTCATTGATTATCCTGGAACATTTCGTGGAAACATTCAATTAAATTCATGTACCAATGTAAAAGCATCGGAGTTACACTTTGAACAAACAATTGCATATAACTTTCAGTATGGTATATCATTTCACTGTGCGTGTCAAAATTGTGTAGTAACAAACTCTACAGCAAACGGTGACATGCGACATCCATTCGAAGCAGCAGCAGGTGAAACAGGAACAAATCAGGAAGGCATATGTCGAAACATTAAATTCGTTAATTGTGTTGCAACAGGTGGAAGTCAGAATGCATTTAGTAGCCATCCAGAAGGTGAAGGTATTCATTTCATTAATTGTGGTATAGTTGGTTCTAATACAGGTGGCGGTTTTAAACTCAGAAGTAGATATTCATCAATAGTTGGCTGTTATGTTGAGAGTGTTGAGGGATTGTCACAGGATCAGAATGGAATAAAGATTGCTGATTTTGGATCAGATTGTATAATATCTAACACTCATATTATTAATTGTAAAGGCGATGGAATAAGAGTTGCCGATGGATTAGATGGAACAGTTATAGATGGTTGTATTATTAGGGGTTGTTCAAATGATGCAATTGCACTTGAAGCAGGAGCAGATAGAACTATGATAAGAAATAATGTTTTGATTTCAAATGGTGGCGATGGTATAGACGTAACAGATTCAGACAACATGATAATTATGGGTAATCGTATAAGTAGCAATACTGGATATGGTATTAAATTCAGTGCGGGTAATTGCACAAACGAAGTAATAAATTCAAATTCAATAGCAAGTAATACAGCAGGTGCAGTTAGTAATGGTGGACAGACAGGAGAAGTTAAGACAGGTAACTTAGGATATTAATTAATTACTTCCTATTTTACTAAAATCTATTTTTTAAATTAATGGGTACCTTACCTTTAAAGAAGGTTGTTAATGTAGATCCTGGGGATGCCGATACTGTAGGTGGGGACGACTGGGATGATTTAGCCGATTATCTGAATAATGTTGACAAGACCGGACCAGTTAAAATTAATACAAAACAGTATTTCCGCTCAGGAAAACTTGAGATAAGAAACCCAGCAGATACATTTTCGTATATTCATGTAGGCGCAGCACTGGCAGCAAACAGAAATGTCAACTGGCCTCTATTAACGGCAGATGATACACCAACGTTTAACGACTTTGCAGCAACTCTATCAAATAAGACACTTGCTTCCAGCACTGTATTTCCATCTACAATAGTTAAAACAGACCAGTCAAATACATATGGTTCTGCTTACAATCAAATATTTCATAGTGGTAGATTGCATATTCTTACACCTGATGACATTAATAAATACTGGATTCATGGACAGAATATAGTAGATGAGTTTGATTTAATTTTACCATTAATAACAGGAACTGATTATATAGTGGCACAATTAGCAGAAGCAACTCTAAGCAATAAAGTTCTTGATGACACTTGTGATGTATCTGATGCACTTGCAGGAGAAAGGACTTTTTCTGGTGCTACAGTTGATATTAATGCAACAGCAGCAGAAACAGATTTACTAAATTATGTGGTTCCAGCAAGTAGTATGTGCACTAATGGATCTGTGAAATTCTTGATAAGCGGATATCTACTTCAGAATCAGGCATCAGGAACAACTTATACATTTAAAGTAAAATTTGGTACTACTGTAATGTGGGAGGATGTTAGTCCATCAATAGCACAATCAGCAACTAAAATACCCTTTAGAATAAACGGAGAAATATCAAATAAAAATTCCACCAGTGCTCAATGTTGTTCTGGTTATATTATTGTTAATGATACTACAGCAGCGACAACAGGTTTAGGTGATATATCAAGTGATACTAATACATCACCTCCTGCTTTCTCAGGTAATTTTGATTCAGAAGGAGCAGACACTACAAAAGATACAACAGTTGATCAAACATTGCAGGTAACCGTTACAATGTCTGTTAATAATTCAGCAGTTCATACAGTGGTTAAACACAAAGAGGCAGAAGTAAGGAAGTTTACATAATTGACAACTGATGTTTTTGGTGTAACTGAACTCTATCCAACTACAGGAGGAGGTAAAGAATGGTTTTCCAATTGGGATGGTGGTTTAAGATATGTTAATAATGATAGTTATGATCCATCAGATACAGATTTTGGTGTTATAATAGGACAAACTCATAGCGGTACTAAACCATGTCTCAAATGCGGAGAATGTAAAATAAGACAATTTGGAGAATATAGATTGTATGCTGATGGTCCTTGGACCAATACAGAGATGACAGTATTTGTAAAGGTAAAAGATACAACAACAAGCAGTATTCAAATGAGATCAAGAAGTAATCATTTTGGTGTACAACTTGAACCGTTTTCTGGAACTAATTTGTATGTTGATCCTAATCCTCAAGGTGTTCCAGATTATATGAGTTGTGGATTCGGTAACTATTTTGTAAGATGGGGGCAGAATGTAGTTCCTATTGATTTTGCAGATGTTGGAATCGAAATAATACATGAATTATATAAAACTGGTCTAGGTGGTGCAGCATCATTTACCATGACAAATGATGTCTGGATAGGATATAAACAGATAACAAGAACATTAGCAAATGGTCACGTCCTAGTAGAAGGATGGAATAATATGAGTGGGGATAAAACTACATGGACAGAAACTACAGAATTTGAGTTCGATGGCACTAATGCAACAATAGATAATACTACTTTATCATTTTGGAGTTCATTTACAAGTTACTGCACTGGTAAAGGCGATAATCTTTGTCCTACTGTCAATGACCATCAAATATTTACAGGTTCAGGTAAATGGTGCTGGCTTAGATTAAACAGTGCAAGTAAAATGGATTTGAAATATTTCTCAGTTAGAGAGATAACACCATTTTAATTTTTATTTGATTTGATAATTTCTTTCACATAGACTGGTTAGTTAGTTAGTTAGTTCCTATTTTCCTAAATCTTATTTTTACCTTTAGTGATTTAGTATTAGTCAGATAGCCTTTCCTTTAACAAGTAGCGCTCACATTGAAAAACCGTTCTCTTACATCGAAGAAGCAACGTTTGGAACGATGCCAGGAACTCCAACATTAACACCTACTAAGGTAATCTCTGAAGTTAGACCAAGAATAGACGATTTAGAAATGGATGTCAGGACCATTGGTTCTCATCTATTATACGGAATGCAGTCAGGAGGCCATACATACGGTTTTGGAATAACAGTCCATCCTTTCGATTTACCATTTTTGAAGTACGCCAGTGAAGTACCAAATTATACAACTCCAACAGGAACGCAAGCAGTTAGTTTAGCGTTCGCCTTACAGTATAAACAAGCATTAGGAACATCAGCATTAAATACAGTATATCAACAGTTCTTAGGTTGTAAATGTAACACCATGGAAATATCAATCTCCTCACAGGGATTGGTTGAAGCGACAATGGATTGGATAGCAAGAGAAATTACAGTACCAGTAGCAGGCGCATTACCAGGTGCATCATGGACAGATTTCAGTTCAATAACATCACCAGTATTAAGCAACGTAGATGGTGGAAATAAACCACTTACAATTAATTCAGTACAATACGCAGTTAAAGACTTCCGTATATCATGGAACAATAATCTAATACAGGATACCTTTTCGGGTTCTGGTTTAGTTGATGCTCTAACGACAGGAGCAATTGAAATAACAGGTTCTTTCAACACACCAATCGGTCAAAGTCTAGTTCTAGAAGGATTGATACATGACTTTCCACAAAACGGAGTAACAGCAAAATACAATGTTAAAAGCGGAA